CTGATGGTTCCCGCTTTACATGTCAATCTGCAACGACCAACATCGGTTCACGAGAAGGCGATTGCGGAAGTGTTTACCTGATGGATAGCTTGACTAGTGCACGACGCATCTGTGGAATTCACTTTGCTGGTTGTGCTGGGAAAGCATGTTTCATTCCATTAGTATATGAAGATTTGATAAACATTATTGATGAGGATGAACAAATTTTGCCAAATTATACTCCATCAGAAGACATGCCTGCTGCTATTGTTCAAGGAAACTGTGTTTCGTTAGGAGATATTCTTGATCCTCCATATCCAAATGTGAAGACAAAGATTCATTCAACTCGTATCATAAACAGAGTGTATCCAACAGAAATGGCTCCAGCAAAGTTGATGCATCCGGAAAAAGAAGATGGCCCAATGTTCAAAGGCATTCAGAAACAATTCAAAAATGTACCAACGCTTGATGCAAATATTCTGAAAAGAAGTGTCCTATCGTATAAACAACAATTAGCCAAGTCAAAGTGCAATTATTCAAACATGAAAGTATTGAATTTTGATGAAGCCGTTAAAGGAACTGATTCTGAATATATCAAAGGTATCAATCGTGTAACATCAGCTGGTTATCCTTGGTGTCATGAAAAATCAAAAGGTAAGACTCTCTGGTTTGGTAATCTTGAATGGGATCTTTATGGAAAGAAAGCTCAACAGGTGCGAAGGATTGTCACTAAACAAGTGGAAGAAATGAAACTTGGTCTAGTCCAACCTTACATCTTTGTTGACACTCTTAAAGATGAAACATTGCCAAAAATGAAAGTTGAAATTGGAAAGACAAGAGTTTTTGCTGCTGCTCCAATGGATTTTGTCATTGCATTCCGTATGTACTTTATTTCCTTCATTGCTTTCCTTATGGAAAAACGCATTGATACTGAAAGTGCTGTTGGTATTCGTTGTCAATCTCTTGAATGGGACAAGCTTGCAAAACATCTTTTGAAGTATGGAGATAATCATGTTGCTGGAGATTTTAGTAATTATGATGGCACACTTCACCCTGATATCTTGTGGCAAATTTTGGAAGTGATAGAAGATTATTATCGTCAATCCCCAACATATGCTAAAGAAGATGCTGTGGTACGTAAGTGTTTATGGGAAAGTGTTGTTAATTCTTATCACATCTGTGGCAAGAGATTGTACAAACTCAATCATTCACAACCATCAGGAAACCCAGCAACTGCTATCTTGAACAGCATGTACAATTCAATTGCATGTCGAGTTACATTTTATGCAGAACGACCAGGCAATGAGGAGTTTAATGACTATGTTTCTATGATAGCTTATGGAGATGATAATCTTTTAAATATTTCATCACGAGTTTCAACATGGTACAACCAAGAATCAATGACCCGAGCTTTTGCAACTTTTGGAATGGTTTACACTGATGAAGAAAAGACTGGAACAATGACTGGATTTAAGCAATTGGACAAGTGTTATTTCTTGAAACGTGGATTTGCATTTGATTCTGATAATCGAATCTGGATGGCACCTCTTAAGATTCCATCTATTCTTGAATGCTTAAACTGGATTCATGGTAATACATA